GTACAAGAATCTGTTGCGACTGCATATGGAGCACCATAGAAGTCTGCAATTTGTTCTTCAAACTGTCTTACATGTTCAAACATAATAATCGTCGATGTCAGGTTCTTGTGGGGTGATCACATAGTCATTTGGTTTACCATACATGAAAAACTCTTCCAGAGTATACTCATCGCGCATAACGGTCCACCACTTATTATATGCCTTTCTGGCAAGATCAAGATCTGGTCGATCAGTTCTTACAAAGTTTTGTTCATAACTCCCGATATGGGGATTAACACTAATCAAAGGCATACAGTATGTATTACCCGAGTGGCACATGAAATAATCAATAGTTCTATTGGGCATATCTAACATCTTTCCCCACTTATAGTTTTGAATCTTTTGGGAAAGATCGTATTGATCACCAACAGTAAAAAGTCTCATCAACTTCTCTGCATATGGTCTATTGATTAGAACGGGACCATAATCATGATGTGATCTGATTGGATGGAGAAAACATGGAATCTCACGTTCATTCTCAAACCCAAGTTGGATACAGTCCCAATCAAAAGGAATATGATTCATCAAATATTCCCAATCAAAGTGCCAATACTTGACGAATCGATAGTCGTAGTCATCTTCCATCAACAGGAGATGTTTCTCATTGGTCGTAGTCAACCAATGTTTGATCATATCAAGAGTGGAGATTGCTATTGCAATTTCAATGATATGTTGTCTCCATCTGATACAATCAGACATATCATTCAATATTACCCGTTCTTTCCAATCTAAAAAGTTATCAAATTTATACTCAGACCCAGAGAATCTCTTGAAGTTAGTAATTCCCAACTCTTCGTATTGTAGTTCTGTGTATTCTCTACGATCTGGTCGTTCGTCTAGATTCAGATAATATAAAGTCGGAAGACCTTTCAGTTTCATAATTGAGCAAACATCGGACGATCAAGATACATCATTTCTTCCAAACTCTTTTCATTATTCTTCCACCATTCTAACACAGTTGCGTCAGATCGTTTAGCCAAAGCATTGACTCCAGAGCCATCACTCTCAAACTTAGAGTTGGTCACAAACATAGGGAAAGAATAGGTCGTACCGACTTGATATGGGATGAAGTCTGCAGAGTGATAGTGATACTCGGGAAGATCATTACTATACCCGTAGTTGTTCAAGAACCTCCACTTACCATTTTCCATGAACATATTCACATACTTATCTGCATACCTCTTATTGATTAGAATTGCTGCAGCACTATGATTGTTAACTGACCAGGGGGAAAGTGTCAGAGGCATGAACTTCTCACCAATGATATGAAGTTGAACACAGTCCCAATTGTGAGGTAACCGTTCGATAAACTCTTCCCACTCAAAGTTTAGATATCTCTCCGTATGAAAAGACAAGTCATCCTCTAGTAGAAGAACAACATCAGAATCTAGGTCAAAGAGAAAGTTGGCGATCATCTCAGATCGATTCAACAACACACTATAAAATCTCTTTTGAGTCTTAAATTGAGAATCCAGGACTAACTTTTTCCACTGGGGAAAATTTTCCTCCCCAAAAATGGATCCGTTGCAGCGCCTCCATTTGCGGATCTCATATTTCTTAAATTGTTTCTCCATGTACTCTCTTCTCTCTTCCCTTTCTTGGAGGTTGAGATAGTAGATGGGAGGTAGATTTGATAACTTCATAGACGAACAATCTTGGTCATTTCACCGTCATTCGGTTTACCATAAGTGAAGAATTCTTTGAGAGTAAAATTATCTCTTTCGTTTTCCCACCAATCATAGTAAAGATCTCTGCAGACAAAGTGATGTTTCTTTGGTACTTTATCTAGGTAAGGATCTTGAGTGATCAGTGGCAACTGATATGTTCTACCTACAAATCCAAAGAAGTGATCAACATCGAGTGAACGAATACCAGGATATCCAGCAAATCTCCTAAGGAAAAAGTATTTCCCTTGAACAGTGTGAATACGAAGTAGTTTCTCTGCAAACCACCTGTTGATCATTACAGGTCCATATGCACTATGTTTTGTCTTTGGATGTAAGAAGAAAGAAATATATTCCTGAGATTCAAATCCCAACTGAATGCAATCCCAATCGTAAGGAAGATTCTTCATCAGTGTTTTCCAATCGAAATGCCAATATTCGATCAGATCTAAATCATAATCATCCTCCATTAAAATCAGATACTTGTCATTAGTATTCTCTAACCAATGACGAATCATCTCAAGTGTAGAGATCGTAATACATGTGGATAGATAATCTTTTGGGTGAATTAATTCTGGTTTGAATACTTTATCTTTCCATATTTCATAATGATCTGGTTTCAGATTACCAAACCAAAATTTCTGATTTTGGATACCCCATTTGTCAAACTGGGATTCCATACGAGGAATTCTATCAACATCACAACTCAACCAATATACCATTGGGAGACCTTTAAGTTTATCAGACATACCAAGTAATAACAGAGTATCGTGTTCCAGAAGTTACAGGTAAGATTTCATGTGGGAACATGAAGTTTGATGGGAAAAGAATCGCATCACCTTTCTCAAATTTATATACTTTTTCTCTATTGAAAAAGGCAAACTCACCACCTTCATAATCATCATTAAGATGAAAAGAACAAGTTACAGATCGTTGTTGTTCTTTGAATGAATCCGTGTGTTGAGTATAGAACTCTCCAGTTCTATACCGAAGGAGATCGTAACCAGTATCTATTTCTGTTTCTACACCAGGCCAACGTTCTCTATATTGTTTGATTGCTTCTGCTGCACACTCAAACATTCTAGAGTCCAACTCTTCATACACCAGATTTTGAAATGGAAGTTTAGATAGTCCAATCGTATTGCAACTTCTGATATCTTCACGGACATCACCAGCACCAACCGAAGACGGTTCCCAATAAACAGAGTCTTCTGGGAATTCTTTTAGAATATCATCGCACAGATCTTCAGGCACAAGTCCCTTAATTACCATGATGTAATCACTAATCATTGATTCCCCTCTTCCTGGTTCTACTAAAAGTTTTGGTGCTTTCTGTTCAAAGTTGTTTACGCCTGGTCTATTCTTATCAAAGTAAGAGTTGACACGTTCACCTCTACTATACACATAATGTAGAAATGCTTGAGTGTAGTATGTTCCTGTATAGTTATCTCTCCAGTGTGGTGCATTACATCCATGATAGAACATGGCATCTCCAGGAGCAAGCATCACAGATCTCTTTTCTCCTCTAGGAGTTTCAATCCATATTTTCCAAGGTCTATCTGCACACAAATTGAGTGTAAGAGAAATCTCACACTCATCCTTATCAGTATGTCGTTTTAGGTCAGAACCATTCTTATATACCCTAGAATAAACATAGGTGGGCAAGACTGTTTCTCCAACAATCTTACTCACCTCAGGTGTTTTTTCACAAAGTAACTCAAGAAAAGGTAAGTAATTATGAACTGAGTTTGAGTTTACTGCCTGATTATCACCCGCAGCGTCATGTTCTTCGCAGAAACGCATGAACTCATAACCCAGTTTTATTGCCCTTTCCTGATCAATGAAGTTTCTGACTACAGTATAATCATTGACTTGGAGTTCGGGAATCATATCTCTTTGAGTAATTCTTCAATGTCATAGTAGATTTGGTTTTCTACATCTTCTTCCATCTCATATGAACTATCCTCTTGAGTGTCAAGAGCGTCACGGAGATCTTCATGCATTATATCATTATCTTCTGTTTGAGGCACTGGTTCCTGATCTAGTGCTCCAATTCCAAGTATATCTTCTACAGATTCTGGACCATCTTCGTCATCTGCATGAACTAGTTCAGCATATCCTCTATCTGGTTCATCTTCCAGATCAAAATCAATTTCATCCAGAATATCATTTAGTTTGTCTTCATCAATATCGCGAGTTTCATCATAATCCACAAACTCTAGTTTGGGATCGTCTTCATTGTATTCAACAAGAGAACTGAGTTCACATTCTTTTCTGAACTCTTCTTGATCTTTCTCAAATTTTTCTCTTGCAAGTTGATGAACAGTGATAACATCTTTCAGAAAGTCGATATTATCAATAGGAGTAGGAGGTCCTTCTACGTATTCAATCTCACCACAATCTCCTTCCCACTGAATTGCATTAACCTTTCGATCATAATCGTCTGGGTTAAACCAACTCATATCAGCAGGTTGTACAACGAAACCATCAACGTAGATGGCTTTATCTTCAATTATTACTGTCAGATTCATCAGAGGCCTCCAAAAGATTTTCAAGTGGATTAACTTGAACTGGCATAATTGCTTGTTGTTTCATCATATCCTCGTACATAGTACGATTTTTCTGAGACTCACGAACTGTCTCATTACGGAAAGATTCTACAGCAGCACCAGTCTGCCTTTGTTGTTGAGAATTTTCAATGAGAAGAGTAGGCATCCAACCCACTGCACATCCCCAATGGTCAATATCTTGTCCTGTATTGGGATCCATTCCACGAATATGCATATACCATGCACACTTGTGTTCAACACAATCTTTTTTGATCAGAGGACACCAATTACCTGGTTCTTCTTTTTTGAATTTCATCATAATAAAAACTCAGAGATCAGGAGAAACTACAAACTATCACATCAATGTATTGTACGGCAAGATTGATGTTTGAACTAAAACTTGCACTACCACTACTAAATCCATGACCATGTGAAGATGCATTAGTAGTATTGTTGCCAGTGCCTGGAGTGCTTCGTGACCATCCACCACCAGATCTTACATCACCGCCACCAGGACTCAATGTAACTGCACCACCATTAGCGTGAGTGTGAGTTGGAAGTTGGTTTTGCGTTAAAGTGTGGTTACCAACCGTTCCAGAGATAGGGAAGTTACCAGAAACTGGTTTTGAAGATGGAAATGCACTAGTAAAACTATTTGATCCACCAGTGCCACCACCAGTTCCAGTTACAACTCTAAGAGCTTTATTATTGTTGGAACTGCTTTTTGACCACCCCGTTGGAGCAGATGCCTGAAAGAATATTGAACTAGTTCCTTGTGCAAAAATATCATAATATGAATCTAGTCGAGTAGAATCACTAAAGACAATACCAGTTCCATCTATTTCTGCTGCCATTTTATTTCACGGGATGATAAGGGTTTGCTATGGTTATTTATTATGCGTTAATATCGAAGTTGCACTGAATGATATCAATATACTGAACATTGATATTACACGAAATACTTGGACTCGTACCAGATGAACTGAACGGATGGTTATGCTGTGAAGGTCCAGAAACTCCACCAGTAGGATCAGTATTCCTGGTCCAACCAGGACCTCTCCTTACGTCTCCACCATTATACGTTCCATTTGGATTTTGTGGGAAGAAAGAAAGTTCCGTTCCCATATTGCTATGTGTATGAGCAGGAATTCTATTTTGTGATAAAGTGTGATTATCTGTATTACTGTTGGATGAATATGGAAATGTAAAACTTCTACCAGTAAAAGTAGTAAAACTGATACTACCTCCAGATCCACCACCGTTTCCAGTCACAACTCTAAGCATTTTATCATTGTGGGAAGTACTCTTTACCCAATGAGTAGGGGCAGCTGACTGATAGAAAAACATTGAAGTTCCATCTGGAGTCATCCAACCTCTACTATTCACATTAGTAGAATCACTAAATTGAATACCATTAGAAGTAATTTCCGCAGCCATAATACTTTACCTGTGTAATTTATTTATCGCACTCACCGTCTTTGTTGAACTTTTTACGGCACTTTTTCACTTCTTTAAGTTCGTCTTTGATCATCTGATATGCATCTTCTGTCTTGAGTCTACCACCAAGTTCCATAGCGCAGATAATTTCAACACGGGTGCCAAAGTGTTTCAGTGCCTCTTCAAAACAGTTTAGTTCTTCGTACATATCACTTATTGATAGAGTCCCAGTCTTTCTGGAAGATAGCAAGACCTTCTCTAGTTAGGACACTTTCATACATACGATCAAAAACTCCAGGTGG